CATACCGCAACGCCGCAAAATCCATGCCGCGCCGCAGAAACAAACGCGCAAAAAATGGAAAAAATCGGTGCAAAATCAGAAACTTAGGCACCCCCACGTGGAAAAAGCTCACCCCCACGTGGAAAAAGCTCAGCCCCCTACGTGGAAAAAGCTCACCCCCACGTGGAAAAAGCTCACCGCAGTTTTGCAGTGCGCAGCGCCTGCTTCATAGTTTTCTTCAGCATGAGCTTCATGTGCTTGCTGGCAAACTTATTCATCAGCCCGTGGAAGTCTGTTTTCTTCTTATAGCGCGGCATGTGGTCAAGTATGTGAAACATCTTCTGCGGCTTGCCCTTGCCCGTCACACGATAGATACCGCCCGTCTTATTGCCACCGCCGAACTTACCTAAGCTATGCGGGCCAGCCGCAAAATACCTTACGCCGCTCTTATTGTACGGCTGCTTGATGCCAGCGCTCACCTTATTGACCTGTGACATCAGAATGTTGTTCTTGCTGCCTCCAGTGCGGCTTGTGGGCGTCATAGCCCTGAATATGCCATTGTAGGGTATCTCACGCTCAAAGCGCTTCTCTACGCCCTTTCTGGGGCGCACACCGCCCTTGTCCTGCACCTCAAGGTAATGCTTGCCTACTTGCTTGTCCTTGCGCCGCACAGTCATCACAAGATTTCGCTTCTTGGCTGGCTGAAAGTAAAAAGCATTCAGCGTAAAAGCATTCGCGTTTGTAAACTTGCGCTTCATGTCGTTCCTGTTGATGCGCACCAGAAACTTGCCGGTTTCATTCATGGCCTTTGACGTGGCAAACGGGATCTGCGTTTGCACCATGTTCGACAGCTTGCGGTTCAGCTTGGCCGTGTCACCCTTCATCTCAAACGAAAACATATGATACCCCTACGTGGTAAAAGCTCATCCCCCTGCGTGGAAAAAGCTCAGTGTATTTCCTCAATCAATCCATTGTCTGATGTAATCATCTTAATCACCACCAGCATTGCCATCAGCACGTCTCGCGTTTCAGCATCATCAGCAATACGCTCATCGATAAAGTCGAATACCCGATCTATTTCTTCTTTATCCATCTCAGCGTCATCACTTGGGAACCTTACGATGCTCATCATGCTAACTTCCTTTTCTGCATCATAGCACAGGATTGCATAAAAAAAATCCCCCAGCCGAAGCCGAGGGAAGTTGTGAGGCCCAACCACGACAGGGAGGTAACGTGGCAGGGGAGCAGGCGCATCTCTGCGTGAGATGATGCTACTCCTTATGCAATTCATATGCAAGCGCCAGATAGCCTATGGCGTCTGCAATGCTATCCTTGTGGAAGTCACCCTTAGCTAGTCTGGCAATCTTCAAGTCAGCCATCATAATGCAAACCTCATAGGATGACACATAGTTGCCCATGTGCTGCGTCCATCGCTCTGCAATGTTGGCAAAGTTTTCTGATGGCGTTCCATAGTCAGCCTGCCGTTGACCGTGGATGAGGTTGCTTGCCTCGCGCAGTATTTCGTTTCTTCTTGTTGATTGATCCATTCTTCTTCTCCAATTCATATTTCCGCATCAAGATAATCTGACGTTCTTCTTCGCTCCACTTGGGCAGATCCACGCCCAACACTTTTCTGCGATTGGCAAAGCCTTCTAGCTCCTCCAAGCATGAAATCGCATTAACTTTCTCTTCAAACGTCATAAGTCAAAATCCCAGTCTTGGACATTTGGACACCCCTTAGGGGTGTGTCCTGTCTGTCCAAAGATGACCAAATGGTTGGACACTTGTCCAAACTGCTTGTCCTTCATGTCCAACCCTTGCATAACTTATTGTTATCTATGAGAAATTGTTGGACATCCACCAACCTCTTGATATGTCTATCGGCTGTCCTTTGGGACACACCTAGCTCTATTGAGACAGCCTCTTTTAGGACACGTCTGGACACCCAATTTTCACCGAAATTCTCCACAATTTTGTGATATTCGTCCTTCACGACATCTTCAGCGCGATCTTCTTTTGACATGGTTTTGCGGCTGTCTTGTATCTCCATAAGCGCCACTGACTTTGCAGGATTGCCATCAGCGCCCATCAATTCCTTCTCTATGTGGATGAAGTTTTTCGGCTCAGGTATCATGGCGTCCTTCATTTTTGTCCACTTAACTTCCACCTTGGCGATCTGATCGTCGCCCCATTTCTCCACCATAAATTCGCAATCGACAGCCCCCAGAAGCGCAGAGCTACCCCTAGCTCGATCCTTATTACCGTGGCCGGTGTGATGTACTGCCAGCACAGTGCAGGAATAATCATCCCGCATATCATCGACCGCCCTAATCATTGCGCCCATCTGCTGGGTGCTATTTTCGTCTGCTGCACCCATTGCTCTTGCCAGCGTGTCGATCACGATAAGCGCCGGTTCGCCATGCTCATCCACCATTCTATCCACCACGCTGCGTAGCTCTTGCACATGCTCATCATCTGTCAGCACAATGGAGCGGCTTGATTTAAAGAAGGGTAGCCCTTTGAGCGTTACATCATTCTCTGCTGCCCATGCTGCGGCACGTCTGGCGAAACCATTGTGACCCTCACCGGCAATATAGAATACTGGCCCGCCATCCACGGCATGACCGTGAAACTCTTTCTGTGCCGCTATGCAGAGCGCCATATCTATCGTGAGGAACGTTTTTCCTGCCGCTGGAGCGCCAAAGCATACTGCAAATGTATTCTTTTCTAGCAGCCCATCTATGATCCACTCTGGCGCTTTAAACTCCAGATCCCCCAGCGGAACAAATAGCTCCCTCTTTTTGCGCACCTTCTGCAATTCAGCGGCCACTGCTGGCCTGCCATCTCGCAGCATAACGTCATTCCAATCGTCGCCCTTTCTGCGCGGCGCTCTGTATGGCATTCCTGTTTTATTCGCTGCGTCTATGCCTGCGCTATCGTTATCTGCCGCTATAACAAACGTGGCGTTGGGTTTGGCTTCTTGCAGGATAGCTGCCACCTTTGGCAGATTACCGCTGCTCAGCGCGTATATACACGGCCTGTCGGTGCTTATGTGAACTGATACCGCTGTGGCCCAACCCTCTGCAATATAGGTAAGCCCCTCAGCGGAGCCGCCTATGACCGCAAATGCATTCTCTGTTTTGCTGCCTTTGTTGAACTTCTTATCTCCATCTGGGCTGATCTTTTGTGATCCTGCCTTTTGCAGCTTGCCATCTGTTAGGTGATAGAATGGCACGACTACGTTACCGTCTAGCTCCTGAGCGCCTATAAGTGGCACTCCTTTGCGCTCATGGTAAGCCTTTGGGGTTTCATCATTGAACGGGTTTTTTGCGCTTGGCAGGCTTGGCCAGTCGTTTACTTCCATGATTGGCCATAGCTCCATATCCAGAAGTATCTTTTGTATTGCCTTCCAGTCGCCGCACTGCCTGCAATTCACGCTGACATTGCCGTTATATTCCTTGACCCAGAAGCGGTCATTACCGCTGCAATTTGGGCATGGCCCCTTATATTCGCTGCCATGCCTCTTTAAGCCTAGCTGGTTGACTATTAAGTCACCCCAGATGTGCCACTGTGCATCTGGATACTTGTCTTTTTTACCGTTTCCCATTATAAACTCCATATTCATACTGCTCCTTATAAGGGCGCTGCGCTCTCCCACGCAGCGCCCTACTTTTATTTAGAACGGGATTTCATCATCAAATGTTCCGCTTGCTGGTGCATCGATCACGGCCGCTGTTGGTGTAGATGCTGGCAGACCAAACGGGTCATCTGCTGGTTTGGTGTCTGCAATACTTACAAACCCTTCCATTGCCGCGAATGGTGATGCCTGTTCTAGTGGCTTATGCTCTAGCACTTGCACAGCCCGCAGCCTAAGCGACACACCGGCATCGCGCATATTGTATGGCACGAATGTCACCGCCACGTTTACGGTGCTGTCTGTGGTCAGCATAAAGTCATCTGCCAGCTTAGTGCCTTTGGCATCGTATTGGCCAACGCCATTGGTTAGCTCGCCGTTATAGTTGCCTTTCAGCTTAGCTTTGCCAATAAAGACTTCATCGCCATCCTTTTTGAACGGCATGTTAAACTCTTCTGGCCATTCTGGTTTGCGCTTTGCTGCATATGCTTTGCGCATTTCATCTAGCAAAACCTTGGCCTGATCGCGTGTCATCTTAAATGACATCTCATATGCCGCATTGGGATCTTTGGCATCACATGGCACTGACCTTTGTTCCTCAGCGGAATATTTGTAGGTTTTGTTGATACGTGGCCACAACGCTTTAACGTTCTTGATGGTATATTGCATTTATTGCTCCTTTGCTTTTAACCATTCTGGTAGTTCAATGATATTAACCTCAGGCCAATCAGTCGGGTATGACTGCTCATCCTGAGCCT